CTTTCTCTTGCTTTTCCCTGCTAAGTCTTTCACGGGATATTTTTCTTTCTTCTTGCTCGGCTTGTCTTGATAGCCTTATCTTTTCTTGGTATGCTTGTTTATCGGCGGCGATTTTTTCACGGGATAATATTTTAGCCTGTTCAATCTGCTTTTTATTCTCATTATTTAGTTCCAGAATACTACGCTTTGAATCCTCTTTCATCTGTAAAAGCATTTTTCTGTTTTCCGCCTTTACTTGCTCAAGGGTCTTTTGGTCAAGCGTTACTTGTATTTTGAACTCGTTTTTATCCATTGAGAATTTTCTTTAAGTCAGATTTTGTTTTGCTTCTTATTCCGAAAAACGGTCTTGCGGGAATGGTAATTGATTTTTCCCTTTTCTTACCAAATATCACGTCTTGCGTTCTGTCGTAACTATTGTAATAAGCAACCTCGTTATTCTTATCGCCTCCCAAGTATACTTCATAGCCGTTGGTTATTGGTCGGACAGAAACCGACCTGTACAACTGTCCCGTATTTATTAGCGGGGTGGAAGAACCCTTAATTTTAATCGTCGCCCTTGTATTCTTTTTTATGTTTCCCGACGGAACTTTGCGGGAACTCATTATGTTCTCTCGAATGTCGTCTCTTATCAGTTCCGCAATAACTTTAACGTCTTTCATAACTTTGTTTTCTTTCTCCTTTACAAAGTCATTGAAAGCCCTTTCGAGATTGTCAATATTTACATTTAAAGTGTACAATTCTTTACGTCTGTGTTGTTAAAACCGAGAGCCTTCCAGTAATCCAGTTCAGTCATTTGCCCCGCTTCCTTAGGGCTGATTTGATACAACTTCGCAAGAGAGTAAATCATATATTCGTAGTTATGTTCATTAGGTATTTGGTATTTTTGAACACTTGATTCAAACGCAAACGGCATACTTTCCTTAAAAGACTTTATTCTTCCTTGCTCGTCTGCGACAAGGTAAAAAAATCCATAATTACCTCACCTACGAATTTTGCCACTTCTACATCACTCCAATCAATCGAATGAACATCGCCGTTTAATACATCCTCAATAAAAGGCTTTACGATTTTCATATCGGTCACTAAAAGAACAAGATTGGCGTTTTCAGATTCTTTAATCAGTTTATCAAGAACTTTCATTCTGCCGTCATTCTCATACTCTTCCAGTTTCTTTTCCAAAAGTCCTTCGAGTCTTTCTCTTTCGGTTATATCGCTGTCAGGGAGCGTGTCTAATGCTTGTCTATACCTATCAAGAGCCTTATCATACTCATCTTTTATTGAGTATTCAGGGAACTCACCTCTTAATTCCAACTCTTCTTTTGCACGGAGTTTTTCATATTCTTTTAAAAGTCTTCCCTGTTTGTTCATCATATCCAGACTAAAGGTCTTGAAGGTAAATTCCTTATCCTTATACTTATATACTTTCATTCTTTTTCACCTTTATTTCGTTTTTGACTACGTATTTCACCCCCAAAGAATCAAGCATTTTTTGCTCGTCGGTTGAAATTTCAATTTCCTTTTCAAAAACCTGACGCCCGTAATGAATGTATTTGCTTTTTATTAGTACTCTCACGTTACCGTCGTTTCTACAATCGTATAGTAATCGTCAGCCGCGATTGTTACGGTTGTTGACGTTTTTGTATTCCAGAACGAAGCGGTAAGCGAAGCAGATGCGATTGTTATCGCTGAATTTACTTTCGTAGCAGTGAATTTAAACGGGGTTGTACCGCCCTGTAATTTCACATCAAAAGACGGGTCAATCTGCCCAACGGCGTAAAAGATTTCCTGATATTTGCCGTTTATTATTCCGTTGTATTTCATCAGGGCGTAAAACTTTCCCCTGCATTCCTTTGCCATATCAAGAGTTAGTTTATCCCTTTGCATCAGAACGCCCGATACAATTACATCTCTGTCACCTTCCTCGTTTACGATAGTGTCGCCGTGTTCGTCTTTTATTGGTGTAGTGGGTGTGTTATCGGAAAAGTTCGTTTCCTGTAAATACCCTACGTCGTAAATAGTTCCCGGCGTCGTGAGGTCAGAGCCATCGTCGTTTACCTCTTTAATTTTTATGATGCCGCCGCCCTTTGAAGCGTATGCACCTTTGTCTTTCGCTGGAGTCCAAGCCATTTTTAATTTCCTTTTAGTTTAATTAATGTTTCTTCTTGAAATTCTTTCAATTCGTTTATTGATTGGATTAATAAATCTTTCTCAAATAACCTGTCGTTTACTACATAGCATTGTATTAAGTCCGCACGGTCAAGTAATTTCTCAAGGTTTTCAAGAGCGAGATTTACCAATCCGATTTTTAAATAAATTTTTTGTAATAGGTGAAAAGCAAGGTTTTGCCTTTTCTCTATTTCTAAAGATAATTCACAGCAAGTTATTGCGTTGTGAACCAGTCCTTCTTCGAGATAATAGTCCGCTAATAGATTATAGATATAAGCATTCAGATATTTGTTACTCGACTGTTTTAGCGTAAGCATAAGTTTTTTTTCTTTCTCTTCGCCCTCGCTTATCATTCCGAAATAGTAGTTATATAGCGGATGGTCTTCTTTTATCAGTTCAAAGTTTCTTTTTTTCTTTGCCTGACTTTCGTCGTGCCAACCTGAATGATGAACAACCACATTAGATTTTCCGACTTTGTAACCGAGTTCACGGATGGAATCAATAAGGCTTTCGTGAATTGGTAAATTATACCTAAGTCCTTTTTTGAACAGTCTTACAGTCGGACACATTATTCGCCCCTCTTCTAAGTAGGATAACTGTATTACTTCCCAGCAGTCAGCGTCTTTCTCAATTAGGCTTTTAATCTGTACCTTACCTTTAGAATCTATCCATTCATCAGAATCAAGAAAAAGAATCCAATCGCCCGAACACTTACCTATTGCGTAATTACGTGCTTTCGAGAAATCTTTTTCCCAGTTCGTTTCATACAACTTTATATTTAGACCCTTTAATCTGTCTAAAGTTCCGTCAGTACTACCAGTATCCACGACGATAATTTCATCACAAAGCCCGTGAAAAGAACTAATCGCCCTTAAAACTGTTTCTTGATTATTTCTGCATATTATCGCCCCGCTTATCAAGATATATCTGTACATTTAAAGGTTGCCGTAATTGTAGGCTGTAAGTAATTCCCGCCGTCGAGAATGTTATCCAACCCCGTGAGTTTAATGCTTTCTATTCCGTTTACACAGAAAGTCGTTCCCTCGTACATACTTGAAGATTTTAATTGTTTTAGCAACGGTCTCAAATATGTATCTATTGCCGTAGCATAATTCCCGACCATATTAGCAATTAGAAACCAGACTTCTATTTTGACCGTTATATCATAAATCGGCGAATCATAGTTAAGGTCTTCACAGTCAGCGAGTTTTACGAGATAGACTTTATCCATTCGGCTTGCGGGCAAATTATCCTTATCCAGTAAAGTGTCAGCCTCGCTGAAATCCTCACTTAACGAAGTATTAAGCGTAGTAAAAAAAGTTCCTATGTATGTTTTAATCGTATCGTACATTATCTCGATAGTATGATTTGTGTTTGAGGTGAATCATCGACTTCGCCGTCTTCGTCTAAGTCCTCATTAATGGTGACTTTATTCCACAGGTCGTTATACATCTCTCTAAATTCTAACATCTTTAAATGATACTGGTCGCCTTCGTTTTTCACTGAATCAAGTAAAATCAATTCCAACCATTTATAAGCAAAGAATAAATCATAGTTAGATTCTACAAGTTTAAATGTAAAATCTAACGTCCCCGCTGTTACTGTCAGAACTAATTTGTAATACTTGAAAGGCTGTGCGATTAATCCAGAGACTTCGGTAGTAGAGGACGCCGTCAGGGTGAACGTGTTAATCGTTTCAAATGTACCGTCTTCCGTGTTACAACCTTGTAATACTACTGTTTTATTACCCCCCGTGAGGGTGGGAACTGTATAGACGTATCTTAGCCTTGTTATGGTGTCTTCGTAAGCACTGGTTGTTTCAGTAGCAGAGATTACATCGGTTGTTCTTATCACTAAAGGGGATTGCAAAAAAGCACTTCTATACCCTCTTGCTATGAAGTCGTTTCTGACAATTACTTCTGCGGTTGACTTTTGCTTATCGTAGTTAGTCTCCGATGTCCAGAGCAACTTTGTCAACGCGGGTAAAAACCCTTTTAAGAATGTTTCGTCTATATAGTTTTTCATTATCTGTCCCAGTGTTTTTTAAACCACTTCAAATTTTCCTTTAGCATTTCATTATTAGCCTTTTCAAATTCTCTTTCATAATGGTCTGAACAGTAGTAATTGTTTCCAATGGATTTTATATCACCCTGAATCGGCGTCCCGCATACCACGCATAAAGCACTTGTATTTTTGAAAATCTTAATCACTTTAGAATCAGATAATCATATACAAGGTCGCCGTTTGTCGCGTCCTTACGAGTGAGTGTAAGTTTACCCGTGGACATTGCTGAATTTATAGCGTCCACAGTGTCCATCGTCACCCCAGACGTCCAGTTTATTGTTAGTTGTACATAGTCAGTCGCGGCGAATGTAGAGACTTTTAGAGAATCCACTGCACCATTCAACGTATCTCTTCCGTACTTCATTGTAGTAGTAGTTAGCGCGCCTGTGTTTATAGTACCAGTAGTTACTAAATTAGCCGCGCCGAAATTCCACTGACCGTTGACGTAATTAGATATATATTCGTCGTTCTGACCTGTTATGTCTGCTGTCGTGTTCGGGTCTTCGCCGAAGTTAGCCTCACCTAAAACGAGACGGTCAAAGTTTGACGCGCCGCCGCCCATTATGAAACCCACTCCCAAAGCACCCAGAACAAGTATGATTAATAGTTTTTTCATCTTAGTTTTTAATTTCGTATTTTTTTACGCCGTCAATTACCTTGACCGCTAAAACCTGTGCATTACCTATTTCCGAATAAGTAACCCACTTTGTTGTTTCTTTTTTTATTTCGTTTGCCATAGTGTTTTTTTTAATAAAGCCCCCCATTTAGAGGGGCTTGAGTTTGTAAATTATGAAGTTGAGAAATTAGAACCAACCCAGTATCTCCAATTGGTCATCATAGCGCCCCATCTCGCGTATATCGTTACATAATAGTTCTTTGTCTTTTCGTCCTGATAAGCGTCAATGACGGGCTGTTTTCTTTCCAGCCATACAAGACCCTTTTGAGGAACGCCCAAGAACCACGCATCAGAATCAGAGAGGTAATGCCATTCAACCGGAGTTACTAAGTTCTTAGTAACGTTTATATCGTTGTTTGCAGAGCCCACAACGTTATCCGCTTCGAGAATGTTCTTTGCTGTGAACCTAAGCGCCGGAGGAATCACCAAAACGCTGGGTTTAATAGCGACGACTTCATCTCTTTCGTTTCTGTTGTTGGTATTGGTCATCAGATTATAAGCGGTCTGTAAATTAGCGCTTGATAACGCCAGCGCCAGACCGTTGTAATACGTACCGCCCGCCTTTGAACTTCTCGTGTTATTCGAGAGGTTGAAGAACGGTTTACCATCATAACATAACGCACCTGTCGGGTCGGTTACGTTACCAGTAATTGTGTTGTTAAATGAATCGTAACCCGCAGTGAATCCGCCTTTATTGAAAAACGTTGCGGCGAACTCTTCTTTAGAAATTACAACTCCTTCACCCCAGCCTTTAGCAATATCCTGAACGATGTTCATTATCTTTTCCGTCGGGGTGTCTTCGACGAGTTCTAAGGTCAATTCGATTGAATCGCCGTATTTTCTGTTCTTACCATAAACTGTAAATCCTTCAAGAGGATTGGAAGCAAGGATTTCAGAACCTTCCTTTACTTCCGAGAGTTTACCCGCCCTCAGTGAGGTCGTCTGTTGTTCCCACGCTGAATCACTCGGTTTTACAGTGAAGAGTTTATCATACACAGTATCGTGTCTGTCGTACTCTTCAAAGTAATATTGATATGATGTTTTTTTCAGTAATTCAGGAAAACCACTTCTTTCAGTAGCCATTATTTACTCCTTATGTGTCAGCCTGCACTTTAGCAGGGTTAATTGTTACAATGACGTCAGTTGTAGAACCATTGTGATTCAAACCTAAGTCCTGAATTAAAAATATGTCTGTCGAACTCGCTGACGTGTTGACATAAGTCGCCGAGCCATCATTGACCGCGACTAAATCACACGCATTGCCTTTCATTGCCTCTGTTACTGTCGTGTCGGCGGGGAACATAAATTTTGCTCCCGCACTTACGGGGATAACGTGAAGTTTATCCGCGCCCGCAGTTGCCGAAGACAGCCAATAATTATCAGAAGCCCCCGCGCCTCTTCCCGCGGGTACTATTGCCACGCCGTACACTGTACCCGTAGCCGTTAACGCCAGAGTTGCATATCCGCTTGAATCCAGATAAACCAGATTCACTCCGTTGTGATAGAAGTATTGCGAAGCCGCGACACTTACCTCAACCGTCGGAACATTCAACGTCAAGCAACCATACTTTAAACTTGCCATTTTGTTAATCCTTTTTTAATTTGTTTTTTTCTTTTGCTTTTTCTCTATGGCTCATTACAGCGAGATAGTCCTTGTCGCTTAATCCGAGTTCTTTAGCGTCCGCTTTTTGCTCGTCCGTTAAGTCTGTACCTCCCCCGGCGTTGCCATTATCCACGTCAGGGATTTTTGTAGGATTTAATTTGTTCACAAATGTTTCGAGTTTGTCCAAACCCTGAATTTCATTTGCGACTAATTTTAAATCCGGGTCTTTAATCTGTGCGAGAAGTCCTTCCCGCTTTGTTTGTTTGTACGAATCAAATTCATCGGCTTTCTTTTTTACCGTTTCAAATTGAGTCTTCAACTCCGAGAGTTCTTTTTCTCTTTCGCCAAGAATCTTTTTTGTATCGCCCTCGTCAATGAGTTTCTTGTCTTCAATTTCTTTTAGTTTGCCTTTTAATTCGTCTCTTTTTCCCGCGATTTCTTTTATCTCGTTTTTAAACTTTGTGTTTTCTTCTTCGAGTTTCTGTAATCTCGCGAGTGTTTCGGCGTCCGCCTTTGGTGTAGTGTCCACTACTGATTTGTTGTCGTCCGACATATAATTAAGTTAATTTGAAAAAATCTTCTAAAAATTTCGCAAAGTCTTTGATTGAATCGAAGGCTTTTGGATAACTCCAATACTCACAGTGTCCGCAGTCTTCCTCTTCGCAACCGCTAAAATCCGCAATGACTTTACCATCAATAAACCGCACGTTAGATACATAGCGGTTTACTTTTTCCTCTAATTCAGATTTAATTTGTTCGTTATTCATCTTCTTTTTCCTGTTTTGGCTCTTGTTTTGGCTCTTGTTTTGGTTCTATTAATTCCGAGTTCATTTTCTTGTTTCCCTCATACTTCTTTTGCAGTTCAGCATCTGTCAAGTCAGGGTTTCTCTCTCTCAAAATATCTAAAGGAGTTATGAGGTTATACTTTAGGTTAAATTCCTTTTCCTTTAAGTCATCAGCCAGAGACTTAGTAGGTTTGATTTCTTTAAAATCACAAACGAAATAACCCTTTAATTCTTTGTAATCCTTTATTTCCAATTTATGTACCTCTAATACTCTTTTGGTTATTTCGAATCTTTCCTCTTCATACGCCCTGCACGGCTCTATGTCATCTTGTCTTAATTCCATTTCGTCTAAAGAATCCACAACCTTTGAGAATCCAGACGTATCTTTCACCTCTGAAAGAAATGAGTTAGGGTCGAGTCCTTTAGTGATGGCTATTAGTTTAATCATCCAGTCTATCGTATCTTTTACCTCGGTAATTAAAGGGCTTGCAGACTTGTACTCAAACGACGGCTCTATGTCTTCCCTTTTTGCGTTCTCTACTACAATAGGATGCTTTGCTCCAACTCTTACTTTTTTTACCTCTGTTTCTCCCGTGTCTGTTTTATAAGTCAGCCCGCAGTTAATCGCTAAGGGAGTTCCCCAAGCCTGCATTATTACACCCGAATTAATGAGGTCGGAAAATAAGAAATTGACTTGCTCTTGTACCGATACGGCGTCACTTATCCCATTGCCCCAAAAATCATTCTGTTCCTCAAGTCTTAATATAGCATAAGGAATCACTCCGTAGGGATTAATCATTTTCTTATTATCGCCAATTGGCTGAGGGTCTCCCTTAGCCCATATTCCTAAAGTCTCGTTTACCGGAACTTTATAGTTTTTATCCGCAGTCCAGACTACATTATACAACTCCTCTTGTCCTTTGCTGTTTAAGAAGTATCTCGGATAACTCAATTCTTTAATCTTGTAGAAGTCTGATTCATCAGTAACGACTGTATATAAATGTGACGGTAAAACTTTATAAACCAATTTACCCTCCCAGCCTATTCTCGTTAAAGAGGTATTAAATGCTTTAGCGTACCTATGGGCTTGTTTGTCAATGGAATTAATGTTAAAGGGTAAAATAGAAGTGTAATAGTCTGTGAGGTCGTCCATTACTTCACCCTTTTCATTAATGAAATATCTATCCGCGGGGTCTTTGTAAACGATTGATAACTTATTTACTATTTTCTTAACTATATTCACAAAGACTCTCTGAAAGTCCATTATCGTAAGAGTGTCAAACGTAATCCCTTGAAGTTCTTGTAAATAGGATAGAATCTTGTCCTTTTCACCAACATAATAATGGAAGATTCTTTCTTGTTCTTCTATCCTTGCTTTATTCTGTTTAAATAGATTCTCTTTAAATGTTACCATTGTTTACCTATGATTTTACCCGTTAGGGGATATTTCCAGAACATTTTATACGATTCACCATCGGAGGCGTGAGTTAACTTACCAGCCTTATTTTTATTCAATAGCATTTCCCAAGTAACTTGTCTGTAATCCTTAATCAATCTTTTGCAATTTTCCGTTATGTAGTAGTTTATTTCTTTATTAGAATTACACAGTCTCGAATTAAGCGAATCAACCCTGTCTTTTATATTCCTGATTGATTGGTAGTAAATCGTAGCACTAGGGAAGTTATCTTTTATTATCGCCCAGTTTGTTCTTGAGGTTTCGGGTCGCCTTGCAGTTCCGGCTATATCACCGTAAAATATCCAACCCGCTTTATGAGATACAAACTTATTCTTTAGCATATTGCATAAAAGTTCCGTATTCGCTTGACCTTCCAATTCTACATAATCAAACGTATAATCCTTTCCGTTTCTTTCCTGTCCGATATGCCAGCACATTAAATCCACGTTAAAGTCACAAGAGATTTCCAATGGTCGGTAATCAAGGTATTCAAACGACTTGATTATATTTCCATCTGCGAAGGGATAATAAGCGTTTCCAGTGGTAAGATTAAGGAAATGCCCCATACTTCTTACTTCCGCTTCTTTTTCTGAATATTGCGCTATCGTAGAATGGGCGGCGTCTTGATTGATTTTCTTGTTGTCAAACGTTGACCAGAACCAATATTCAACCTCCGAATTGTTCTTTTCGTTCAAAACTATTTCATCGTAAGTATAAGTAATCCCATTAAGAGGCGTCATCGTTCTTAAAAGCGTACCGTCTTTATCAATTAACCTTGCTTTGCACTCACTTACTATATCTTCGGGCGGCTCTTCGTCAAGCCATATTAAGTCTTTTGCCGTTCCCTGCCACGATTCCCTGCCTTGCTCATACGTCTTAAATCTTATTATTGACCCGTTCTTAAAAATTATAATCTTATTCGTAAAGCCTCTTTTTTCAGAAAAGACTGCGTATTCGACTAAATCGTTTTTGGGTAAATATTCGTATATCTTTTTCTGCTGTACCGGGACTGACATATCCGCCCACGTACCAGCCCAGCAATCGTAATTAGCGTTATTTAGACAAGCCTGAATCATTTTAGCCGCTCCGCCTAATGTCTTTCCCGCCCTGTTACCCCCGAAAATATTAATGCTTTTCTTACTTGATTGGAAGAAAGCCTCTTGATAGTCCTGGGGCGTAAAGTATTTTATCGGGTTTATCTTTTTATCGTAATCCCGAATAAACTCTCTTTTGAGTTCTAATATTTTACCTTCCTTGTTCGTCTTTGAGTTTTCTGTATAAGTCGTTAATTTCTGTTTCGGATAAATCGTCGAGATTGCCAGGGAGAACAACAGGATTACGAACGTAATTGCTTTCAGGCTCTCTTTGCCCCAGATACTGTTTACCCAGCCATATCGCCATTGCCGCGTTTCTTTCTGCAAGTTTGAATTGTAACCTTCGCAGTGAGGCTTTTCCCTTAGCCGAAAACCTTTTAAAGCACTCCTGAAAACCGTCTCCATACTCTTCTTTAATTCTTGCGTTAAGCGTTTCAATGCTGACTTTAAGAATCCCTGAAATTTCCGTTTCAGTGCAGTGAATAGCGCATAAGTCCTCAAATAATTTAAAGTCGATTTCTTTTCTCGGTCTCCCGCCTTTGTTCTTTTTATCCACATTCACTAAATAATTGATTAAACGGATACTTCCTGTTTAAACATTCAATCTTGCTTTCGGGGTAAAGTTTCTTATATCTGCGGAGTATTACGTCTATGTAATGTTCATCAAGTTCTATTCCGTAACATATACGGTTTGTTTGTTCGGCGGCGATTAGGGTTGAACCCGAACCGAGAAACAAGTCTAGAATTATATTATTCTCCGTCGTACTGTTATTAATCGCATTCTCTACCAATTCAACGGGTTT